AAATTAAATATGTAAATGTAAGACCTGTATTTTATCAATTTGGTGCACTACAGTTTTATGATGTTACTTGTGAATTATTTGAATATAGCAATGAAATATTTAATACTGGTGTTCCTGCTATTGATGCAGTATATAATGCTTTTGCTACAACTACTGAGCCTTATCATTTACAATCAGAAGACAATACTGTATTAATGACTGAAGAAGGTTTTGATTTAATTGAAGAAGAATATGGTATTGAAAATGAAACAAATCAACAAAATTCTACATTTGATCAAATAGCTGTAAATTTCTTAGATTTTACACAACAAGATCCATTTAGTGAAACAAAGAGAATCTAATGATTGGCGGCACTCCATTTTATAATTCTTTGTTTAAAAAGTACGTTGCCATATTTGGCACGCTTTTTAACAATCTTTATATTGATAGAACTGATGATGCAGGCAACTTAATTCAAGAGATAAAGGTACCTATTGCATACGGTCCGCGCGAAAAATTCTTAGCACGTCTTCAAGATAATCCTACTGGTTCTGCTCAAGTTTCTATTACTCTACCTAGAATGGCATTTGAAATTGAAAGAATTCAATATGCTCCTAATAGAAAATTGCAGACTTTAAATAAAATCGCTTCAAAGAAAAACATTAATGGTCATAACGTATATAAGAAAGTATACTCTTCTGTTCCATATGATATAGGATTTAAATTACAAATCCTTACTAAAACTATGGAAGACGGGCTTAAAATTATTGAACAAATTCTTCCTTATTTTACTCCTGAATGGACCGTACAGGCTCATCTTTTAGGTGAAGATTTTGATATGGTAACAGATATCCCTACTATATTAGATTCTGTATCAATTGATGATCAATATGAAGATAATTTTTTACAAAGAAGAGTATTAACATTTATTTTAAACTTTACTATGAAAGCTTATTTTTATGGGCCAATTACTGAAAGCAAAATTATTAAACTTACAGATACTAGAATATATGCTGATTTAACTGCAAATAGTGGATTTATAGAAACAACTATTCGCCCAGGATTAACAGCAAACGGTATGCCTACATCTAATCTAGCTTTATCTGTAGATATTTCTCAAATAGATGAAAATACGCATTACGGGTTTATTATTAATACTACACAAACATATGCCGGTAATGCTAATACCACTTATAATGTAACTTCAAATACATATTTTAACGTTAATACAGGCGAGTTTGTAGGTGGCTAAAGATATTATTTCACAATCCTTAGGATTAGAACCTTTAAACGATGAGATTATAAATCAAGTAGTTGTACCACCTTCTACTATTAAAAATGATTATGATTATGCCAGAGATAATCTTTATAATATAATAGAAAAAGGTAATACTGCATTAGAAGATATTATGGATATTGCTAAACAGTCTGAGTCAGCGCGCGCATTTGAAGTAGTAACTAATCTTATTAAAACTATGGTTGATGCTAATAAAGATCTTTTAGAACTTGCTAAAAAGAAAAAAGAATTAGATAAAACTGAGCAACCAGAACAAACTAATGTAACAAATAATAATCTGTTTGTTGGTTCATCTGCAGAACTACTTAAAATGATTAAAGATAAAGCTAATGGCTGATATTTACCTAGGTAATAAAAATCTTAAAAATAAAGATGTAAAAATATCTTTTACTCCAGAACAAATGGCAGAATTCTGGAAATGTGCTAATGATGTTGATTATTTTTGTGAAACATATGTAAAAATTGTATCTGTAGATAAAGGTTTGGTTCCATTTAAACCATTTCAATATCAAAAGAATATGTTTAAAACTTTTAATGATAATAGATATACAATTTGTAAAATGCCTCGTCAGGTCGGTAAGACAACTGGTGTTGTAGGTTATTTACTACATAAGATTCTTTTTAATGAAAATTATAACATAGCAGTTCTTGCTAATAAACAAGTACAGGCTAGAGAAATTCTTTCACGAATTCAACTTGCATATGAATGGTTACCTAAATGGCTTCAACAAGGAGTAGTTGAGTGGAATAAAGGTAACATTGAACTTGAAAATGGTTCTAAGATACTTGCATCTGCTACATCATCATCTGCTGTTCGTGGTCAATCTTATAACTTAGTTTATCTTGACGAGTTTGCTTTCGTGCCTCGTAATGTTCAAGATGCATTCTTTGCCTCAGTATTTCCTACAATATCTTCTGGTAATACATCTAAGCTTCTTATAACATCTACACCTAATGGAATGAATTTATTCTATAAACTGTGGGTTGATTCAGAAAATGGTAACAATGATTATGCACGAGTAGATGTTCATTGGTCTGATGTTCCTGGAAGAGACCAAGCCTGGGCTGATCAAATGATCCGTAGTACATCTATAGATCAATTTAGACAAGAATTTGAATGTGAATTTTTAGGATCTGCTAACACTCTTATTCATCCTTCTGCAATGGCTAAATTAACATTTATAAATCCAATTTCTGTAAATCAAGGTGTAAAATTATTTAAACAACCAGAAAAAGATCACGTATATGTTATGATAGTAGATGTGGCAGAAGGACTAGGTCTTGATAGTTCCGCTTTTGTAGTTGTAGATATCACTATTAATCCATACGAGGTAGTTGCAACATATCAAGATGCTAGTATTTCTCAGTTAATGTTTCCTAATGTACTTTATAATGTAGGAAGATATTTCAATGAAGCTGCTATTTTAGTTGAAACTAATATTGGATCACAGGTTGTTAATATTTTACAACAAGATTTAGAATATGAAAATGTCGTAATGACTAAAACTAACGGTAGAAAAGGTACTGTTATTGGTAGCGACGGTTTATCTAAATTAGGTGTAAAAACTACTAAATCAGTTAAAAGAATAGGTTGCGCAAATCTTAAGTCTATTATAGAAAATCAAAAAATAATATTAAATGATTATGATGTAATAAATGAACTTTCAACTTATGTAATGGATGGTTCTTCTTATAATGCAGAAGACGGGTATCACGATGATTTAGTTATGTGTATGGTGCTTTTTGCATGGTTGATAAATCAGCCATATTTTAAAGATATTTCTAATTCTGATATTAGATTACTATTGCTAGAAGGCCAAGAAGAAAACTTTACTCCTTTTGGATTTATTGATGATGGTCAAGAAGATCTAAATAGAGTATTAAACGATTCAGAATTTGCAAATTTTCTTCTAAATTGATTTTTTATAAATAAGTAATAAAAGATCTTAAAGTTTATATTATATTAAAGGAGAAAACCATGCCATTTCAAGTAAGTCCTGGTGTAAACGTATCAGAAATTGACTTGACAACAATCGTACCTGCAGTATCTACTACAACTGGTGCGTTTGCTGGAACATTCAGATGGGGTCCTGTAGATCAGGCATTCCTAGTATCTTCTGAAGATGAACTAGTTCAATATTTCGGTAAGCCTACAGCCAACAATTACGAAACATTTTTTACTGCAGCTAACTTCCTAGCTTACGGTAATCAATTATATATTTCTAGAGCAGCTAATACTGGAACATATAATGCTTATGCATATACTGGCGGTACTGCTGCAAACGTAACAGTAAGAAATTCTGATGATTTTAATATTCAAAGTGGATCTTTCTCTTCTAATCAGCCATTTATTGCTAAGTATCCAGGTGCCCTAGGTAATTCTCTAAGAATTTCTATTTGCCCTACTGCAAATGCCTATAGCAGCATGCTAACAGCTGCAAATATGGCTAATAATTCACCAAATGGTAATGCAGCTACTTATGCTGCTAATACTACTGCACAATTCATGCTAGATATTGGTTCTAGTGTAGCTAACATAGTAGTTAATTGTGCTAATACATCTGGTTTCGGTGCATTATTTGCTAATGATTCTGCATTTAACATATATTCAAACATCAACTTAAATGATTACATTAAAGTAGGAGATGCAACTACAGGTGTACAATATATGCAAGTTGCATATTCTACAATACCAGTCGTTGATCCTTCTAACGTACAACAATATTGGTTTAATATTGGTTTTACTGATGTATTAAAAGTAAAATCTGGTATTAATATGTCTTATCTTGGTGGAAACACTGCAGTTACTAGATTCTGGGAATTTTATAATGCAGTTGATGGTGCACCTGGTGTTTCTAATTACGTAAATCAACGCACTTCTAATAATGCAATTAGAGATCAACTTCATATTGTTGTTGTTGATAATCAAGGTGTTATTACCGGTGTGCCTAATCAAATTTTAGAAGTATGGCCTAACCTTTCTCGTGCAACTGATGCAAAAGGTGAACAAGGTGGTTCAATTTATTACCGTCGCGTATTAGATCAATCATCTAGATATGTTTGGGCAGCTACAGATTATGTTGGTTCAGGTGTTACTAATAATCAGCTACAACCTCCTAACTTTAGCGCACCACACTATATAAACTTTGTAAAAGGTACAGATGGTCCAACAGAAAGTGATATTTCAATATCTGCAGTAGCAACAGCATATGATGTATTTGCTTCAGCAGAAAGTATTGATATTTCATTAGTATTAACTGGTAAAGCTTCAATATCAGCAGGGTCTGGAGAAGTTCTTCCAAATTACCTAATTGATAATATTGCTGAATCAAGAAGAGATTGCGTAGTTTTCGTATCTCCTCCTTATGAATCTGTAGTAGGTGTACCCGGTTTTGAAGGATCTAATTTAGTTGCATTCCGTAATTTATTAAGATCCTCTTCATACTCTGTACTTGATTCTGGTTACAAATATCAATATGACAAGTATAACGATACTTACCGTTGGGTTCCACTAAATGGTGATATTGCCGGTCTATGTGTAAGAACTGATAATACACGTGATCCATGGTACTCACCAGCTGGGTTTAACAGAGGTCAGGTAAAAAATGTTGTTAAATTAGCATTTAATCCAAATCAAGCTAACCGCGACCTTCTTTATAAGAATGGTGTTAATCCAGTTGTTACATTCCCAGGTCAAGGAACTGTATTGTATGGGGATAAGACAATGTTAGCACAACCTTCTGCATTTGATCGTATTAACGTACGTAGATTGTTCATTGTGCTTGAAAAAGCAATTTCTACTGCTGCTAAGTTTGCTCTATTTGAATTCAATGATGATTTTACTAGAGCAGCATTCCGCAACCTCGTTGAACCATATCTAAGAGATGTTCAAGGTCGTCGTGGTATCTATGACTTTAAGGTAGTTTGTGACGCAACAAACAATACGCCAGAAGTTATTGACGGAAATAGATTTGTAGGAGATATTTACATTAAACCAGCACGCTCAATTAACTTCATTCAGCTTAACTTCGTTGCAGTACGCACCGGTGTTCAGTTCGATGAAATTGTTGGTAAGTTCTAAGGGAGGAATGACAAATGGCATTTAATATCAACGACATTCGTGCCCAACTTACACTTGGTGGTGCGAGACCTAGTTTATTCCAGGTTATTATTAGTAACCCAGTTAATCCAATTGCAGATCTAAAGTTGCCTTTCCTATGTAAGGCAGCTCAACTTCCTGCTTCATCTTTAGGCACTATTGAAGTACCATACTTTGGTAGAAAGCTTAAGATTGCTGGAGATCGTAAATTTGATCCATGGACTGTTACTATCATCAATGATGAAGATTTCTTAGTAAGAAATGCTATGGAAACTTGGAATAACTCAATTCAACTTTATCAACAAAATATTACTGCTCTCGGAACTTCTGCACCAGCTGTGTATAAGTCTCAAGCAACTGTAACTCAGTTTGGTAAAGACGGTACAATTCTAAGAACATATCAATTCAATGGTATCTTCCCTGATCAAATCTCAGCTATTGATTTGGCATGGAATACTACTGATGAAATTGAAGATTTCCAAGTATCATTCCAGTATGACACATTCGAAGTATTGAATAGTATTACTGGTAATGCTGGTGGCGCTTAAGAAATAATTTAAAAGAGACCCTATAAATACAATAGGGTCTCTTTACTTTCTTAAGGAAAATTATTATTATGGTACAATTATTTGGATTTGAAATCAACCGCAAGGTTAAAGAACCAATAGAATCATTTGCACCTCCTGTAAATGATGATGGCGCAGTAATTGTTGCAGCCGGTGGTGCATATGGCACCTATATTGATTTAGATGGTACTGCACGTACTGAATCAGAACTAGTTTCCAAATATCGCGAAATTGCATTAGAAGCAGATATCGAAAGAGCTGTTGACGATATTGTCAATGAAGCCATTGATACTGATGCAGAGAAAATTGTAGAAATTAATCTTGATAAAATTAAATATAGTGAAAATGTAAAAGAAAAAATTAGAGAAGAATTTGAAATTATAATTGAACTTCTTAATTTTCATAATGAAGCATATGATCTCTTTAAAAGATGGTATATTGATGGCAGAATGTATTTCCATGCTATCATAGACGAAAAAAACCCTAGAGAAGGTATTAAAGAGCTTCGTTATATTGATCCTAGAAAAATTCGTAAGATAAGAGAAATTAAAAAGAAAACTAAAGGTGATACTACGGTTGCTTATGCTAATCGCGAGTATTATGTATATAATGAGCGTAATTTTTTACCTGCTGGTGGTAATGCAGGTCTTCCAATGGATGCAGGCGCTGTTAATGGCGTAAAAATTGCTGCAGACTCTATTATTCATGTTACATCTGGTTTAATGGATAAAAACAACGCATTTGTTTATTCATACCTTCAAAAAGCTATTCGCCCTCTTAATCAATTACGTACATTAGAAGATGCAACCGTTATTTACCGCATCTCACGTGCTCCAGAGCGTCGTATTTTTTATATTGATGTTGGCAATCTTCCTAAGATTAAAGCTGAACAATATATGAGAGACATGATGACTAAACATAAGAATCGTTTAGTCTATGATGCTACTACCGGTGAAGTTCGTGATGATCGTAAATATATGACGATGCTAGAAGATTATTGGTTGCCAAGAAGAGAAGGTAATCGTGGTACAGAAATTACTACTCTTCCAGCAGGTCAAAATTTAGGTGAGATGGCAGACGTTACATACTTTCAACAGAAGTTATATCAATCTCTTAACGTTCCTGTATCGCGTCTTCAATCATCTTCTGAAGTATTCAGTTTAGGAAAAGCTACTGAAATTTCTAGAGATGAAGTAAAGTTTGTTAAGTTTGTAGGACGTCTGAGAAAAAGATTCTCTCATCTTTTAATGAAATCATTAGAAAAGCAATTAATTCTTAAAGGAATAGTATCTGAAAATGATTGGAATGAATTATCTAATCAAATTAATTTTGATTTTGCAATAGATAGTCATTTTGAAGAATTTAAAGATACAGAAATATTACAAAGTAGATTAGCTAATCTAACAGAAATACAGCCTTTTATTGGTAAGTATTTTTCTGAAGAATGGGTAAGAAAAAATATACTTCATCAAACAGATAAAGACATAGAAGATATGATGGCTCAAATAGAAGCAGAGGTATCTAATCAGCCCGAGCCAGACGTAGAAACACAACCAGCTGAACAGCCTGCTAATGCTAATAACAACATTAAAATACA